GTTTTAACTCCGTCGTCTTTGAGTAGTGAGTATGCAAAATCGTGATGAACGATTTCTTGTTTTTTGTCTGCTAAGTATTCAATTGTCTGTTGGAGATTGGACTTGAATTCGTCTAACTTTTCATGTTCAGTATTTCGGTTTGCAAGGTTCTCGGTAATTGTTTGAATTTCATGTTCAAGATCTCGGATTTGTCGTTGATTTCCGCTAACCCGAGTATTGTTCTGAGAAATGCCATGCGTTAGATTTACGATCTCCTGCGAAAGTGCGTTAAATTGACGTTCTCTTTCTTGTTCAAACTTAATGGTCGATTCCAACTCAGTGAAACCTTCCTTTAGTTCCTTTACTGTATTTTGAACGTCGTCAATTTTATTTAACCGGAACGACTCTTCAATATCTTGAGTGCAGGTAGGGCATACCGTATTTTCCATAAAGAACTTATGCTCTTTCGTAATAGCAGATACTTTTGCAGACAATTTTCCACGAAGTGTGTTTAGTTTCGCTAACTTTTGTCTTGCTCCTGTTACCTCTTCTTGCTCTTTAGTAAACTTATGTACATCTTCTTCAAGTTTTGCATTCTCTAGCATATATCCATCAACTTCATCCATAAGTTTTGTAATCTTGGATTTGTTATTGTCAATATTTTGTTTACCACGACTTTCTAACTCATCTATGAAGTTCTGTTGCATTTTCATCTTGTCTTTGAGAGTTTCTTTCTTCAAATCAAGAGATTTTACCTGATCTTTCTGAGTACGAATCTTATCTTTGAGGAGATTATTCATCAGAGAAAAGATACGAATATCCAAAAGATCTTCAATAACTTCACGCCTATTTGCACACGTCAATTGCATAAAAGGCACAAAGGTACTACTACCCAAAATCACAATTTGAGTAAATGATTTGTAGTTAACTTTGAGAATATTATCTTCTAACACACGTTGCATTGCACGGTCATCTGCTTCACGATGAAGTTCCGTACCGTTTACAACAATATCAAAAACAGTAGGTTTGATCCCACGTCTTACAACATATTGACGAGTATTAATTTCAAATTCAATCTCAACCAAACACTCTCTTTCGTTCTGAGTATTAATTAGTTGAGGTTTATTGATTTTACGAAATGGTTTATTAAACAGAACAAAAGTCAGTGCATCCAGCATTGTGGATTTTCCAGCACCGTTAGTTCCAATGATCAGATTAGTATTATTTTTTTGAAAGTCAATCTCCGTAAACTGATTGCCAGTAGAAAGAAAGTTTTTCCACCTAATCTTCTGAAAAGTTATCATCTAGTCTTGGAGGGATTACAATATCGTTCGGTGTGACCACCGCGTACTTGTAATTATAGCGTTTACAGGTCATAATTGCAAGTGCATCATCAACCTCTACAACGTCCATCTCTGCTTCTTCAGAGTCCTCCAGTTGCATTGCATAACGCTCTGCGTCATCCTCTTCCTCAAAGAGAAAGAGAACTTTCTCACCATAGCGATTTTGAACGGCATAAGCACCGTCCTCTTTATTATCCCTAAGGGTGAGAAGAAACATTACTCTACCTCGCAAGCTTGTGAATAGACTTTTTGAAGGATTCCCTTGATAATTGTTTTATCACAATCAAATTCTGCTTCATCAATATAACGATTCAAGATAGAGATTGTGTTTTCACTTTCTTCAACTTCAAACTCTTCATTCTCTTGAATTGAGAAGTTTTCAACAATCTTTAAATCTTGAATGCCACAGGAATATAATTTATCTATAAACTTTTCAAATTTCTTGGGTTCGGTTTTCTTCCTAACGATAACTTTAACAATCTTACCAACATACTCCGAAGTATCAAACATCTGATAGGGAGTATCCTCATAATAGATGTTATAGAAGAGTTTATATGGATTATCAATCTGCTCAAAATCCAGAGTATCTGTATCAAAGATTGTAAATCCACGAGGATCATTCACATCGTTCCAGAACATCTCATAAGGATTACCTAGGTAGAAGATTCGTCCGTTGTCTGATCGTGTATGGTAATGACCCGAAAATGTCCGCTCGAACTTCTCAAATAATGAGCACTCCATACCGTCTTCCATGACGTGTCCGCGATGCGCTCTAAATCCGTTGAGTTCAAGGTGCCCCATCGCGCACGAGCTAGTTGAAACTTTAATTGATTCGATACTACTCTCAGTATTTTCTGCATTGATCCAAGGGATAAACAAAACTTGTAGTCTATCTATCATAACCTCAGTGCATTCTGAATACACATGCACATTTTTATACTGCTTGAGCAACAAATCTACAGAATTAATTGAGTTTGTATCTTTGTAGTATGCAGTATGGTTACCAACGATAGTGTGAACAGTTATCCCCATTTCTTCCAACCGATCATAGTAGTTCTCTTTTGCCCATTCAAGAGACCACAAATCAATAGAGCGACGGTTATCAAACGTGTCGCCCATATCAATCACAGTGTCGATACCACTTTCCTCCAGATAGGGAAAGAAGACATCATCATAGAATTTCTTAAAATATTCGTGGAGGAACTTAGAACCCTTACGAGCACCAAAGTGTTGATCGGTAATAATAGCAACCTTCATTGACGATTCGTCTTGTAAGTAATATTGTCCTTGATTGTATTATACTCTGAACTGCTGTTAGAAAGCAAGCTATCGTCAACCATCATAACTTCATCGTAACCAGTACGTTCGATGATCTTGGTTTTGATTTCCAGTTGCTTCTTCTCTTTCTGAATTCGACGTAGAAAGGCGTAGTGAATGATCTGCGTGAAGTAAGCGAATGGATTTTTAGATTTCTCTGGATCGAAGTTGTGAATGTATTGAACACAGTTTTCAATACCATCAGAGATCATATCGTCTCTGAACATATAGTTCACAAAGTTCGGTTTATAGGACAAGTGCGTTGCAATCTTAAGGAAGCACTCACCCAAGTAATTAGTAATCTGTGGTTTACCTGGCCAATGTTGAGATCTATCTGCCTTGGTAGGTTCTCTACCGTTGATCTCCATAAAACTTGCTTCTACCTTAGATCTATAAACGATCAGTGCTTCAAGCAGTTCCTTGTTGTTAACGTAGTGTTCTGATTTCTTTTTAGACATAACATTGTTTCGTTCAATAAACTATCGTTATGTATATTATACCATACTATCAGGGCTTGACAACATACTGAATAATAAGTAGAATACCTTTGTTGGGTTTGAAGAGAGGGCTTAGCTTTCTTTATTATCTTTATGTTTATAGAGATTCTCTAGCATCTTTCTTGCATCATCTACTGAGGAAATATATCCCATTTTATCTGAGATCTTGGTTCTTCCATCATCATCCCAATCAGTATCTTCTTCATTTAAGTATTTGTTATAGAAATCAATCATTTGACCTTGTTTGACTTCAGTCATAGTAATGATTTTGTCATATTTAATAACGTACATACTATCTTCTGCTACTTCCATCCAAGGTCTTACTTTGACATATTGACCTACGTGATTACGCATAACTTTCATAATCACTGGGTTCATCAGTAGAAGTATAGGGTCACCGTCATTCTCATCCACACAAACGAGTGAGAATATTTCTTCTCCTGTTACTAGTTTTATTGCTGCATGAAATTCTTCGCCCATTTAATTCTTTAGCGGTATGTTTACAATATCGTAATTGAAGTTCTCCTCGTTATACACCTTGATTCTTTCAATTAGATGATTAAGTGTGTAGTTTCTCCGTGCCTTGTAGGAAATGTCGTCAGCAATGTCATAGAGAGTTGCCTTTGTCTTGTTATTGCCTTTTCTGAGCACGCGACCAATAGACTGGAGATTCCGTATTCTAGATTTGGATGGAGAAGCAAAAATAACATTATGGAGGTTCTTGATGTTAATACCTGTACTGAACGTCCCATATGAAGCGACAATAATCGCGTTGTCTTCTTTTTCTGTAATTTCTCTTACTTGCTCTCTGTCTTCCGTTGCCACACCACCGTGGACAAAGAATACATGACGATTTTCCACACTACCAGTATTTATCATATCAAATAATGGTTGACCATGCCCCTCAACTCTAGAAAAAAGAATAAGAGTATTACCTCTAAGATCTAAGGCAAGGTTTCTGATAAATTTGTTACGTCTTTCGTGATTAATAATATATTGAACTTCATCCTCAAAGTTCTCAAACTTATGTGCAGGGTGCTTCAATAAAAGGACATTGATATCTAATTTGGCAACATGTCCCTTTGCCATCAATTCTTCTGTTCTAATAATTTTGTATGATGGTCCAAATAATCCTTCTAGTACCCACTTATGAGTTTGTGTGCCATCAAGGGTTCCAGTAAATCCGTAACGGTACTTTGCATCTGCAAGTTTTGACATTATAGATATTAATGACTTGCTTTTAAACTGGTGAGCCTCATCCCCAATAACTACGTTAAAGCGTTCAAAATATTTTCGGGGGAGTTTGTAGATCGATTGCCAGGTAGTAATGATAACTTGAGAGTCCGTCT